ACGCCACAGTCGGCAAATGCGAATCATCAGGCAACTGGATTTACGACGGAGTAGAAGTCGCTGATACAGGAGATATCGTGGCATATCACATATGCGATCAGTATCCATCATCATATAACACAGAACTTCCGAAGTGGACCAGGGTTGAAGCCTACGGCAGATTTACAGAACTTCCGAACGTAGTCCACGTCATGGGCTGCGAACGTGCAGGACAATACCGGGGAGTGCCGTATCTTGCCCCAATTATAGAGCAGGTGCTGCAGTTAAAACGTTATTCAGACGCCGAGGTTACCGCGGCGGTTATACAAAGCTTCTTCACATCGTTCATAACAAATCCGAGCGTGGCCGGAGATTTTTCATTATCAGAAGCCGTACCGGATGAGGAAGATGAAGCAAGTTATGCAAGCAGCGATTATGAGATGGGGCCCGGAAGCATCATCGAATTGAAGCCCGGTCAGGATGTCAGGTTCGCAGACCCCACAAGGCCGTCAGGACGTTATACGGATTTCGTGGGAACCGTGTGCGAAGAGATAGGAGCAGCACTTGGACTTCCCTGCGAACTGCTTTTAAAACGCTTTAACGCTTCATATTCAGCCTCGCGTGCCGCGCTTCTTGAAGCCGGAAAGATGTTTGCGACAAGACGCAAATGGTTTGCCAATACATTCTGCAATCCGATCTATGCCGTATGGCTGTCAGAAGCTGTAGCCCTGGGGCGTATTAAAGCTCCGGGATTTTTTACAGATCCTCTCAGGCGTGCCGCCTGGCTTGGCGCATCATGGGTAGGACCAAGTCAGGGCCAGATAGATCCTGTCAAAGAGATAAACTCAGAACTTGCAGCGATAAACGAAGGAATTACGACAAGAGAGCAGGCGACGATCAGACTTAACGGAGGATCCTGGACTGCCAACATGGAACAGCTGGCCAGAGAAGAGGCACTTTTAAGAAGCATAAGAAAAGAGGACAAACAAATACAGTCGGATTTTAAACCGGAAAATGAAGAGGAAGAACAGGATGATGAGAAAGGGGGAGAAGAAGATGCAAGATCAAAAACCAAAACTGAACAATAAAGTGGTGATAACCGATGATCAGGCAGAAATGAGGCTTTACGGAGACGTCGTGAGCGAAAGGCCGACAGATTGGTGGACGGGCGAACCACTGCCGGGCGACTACATCTGTTTATCAGAGTTTGCAGAAGACCTCGAATCGATCGGCGATGTAAGCAAAGTGACCTTTAAAATCTGCTCATTGGGAGGCGACTTGTTCGCCGGGCTTGCCATAGGCGCCAAGATCAAAGATTTAAAAGCCGAAACAACAGTCATAGTCGAAGGGATCATCGCATCAGCAGCAACTGCAATAGCCTTATGTGCCGATCATACAAAGGTACACCCAAGCGACCAGGTTATGATCCATGATCCGTCAGCATTTTTATGCGGTTATTACAACATATCAGATGTTGAAAAGACAAAAAACATGCTTGAAACGGGGATCAAGTCATTGACCGAGATTTATACATCAAAGAGCAGCATGACATGGGATGAAGTCGAAGCAGACGTTAAAGCAACAACCTGGATGACAGGACGCGAGGCGGTCGAAAAGGGCTATATCGATGAACTTATCGAAGACAATCCGGCATACATTGCCTTAACAGATGACGGAAAAGCAATTGTAGTAAACGGATCATACCAGATGATCCGCAAAAGACCCATACCGGCCGGCATATCATCACTTAAAAGCAGAGTCACAAACACAATTTCACATACAAAACTCAACGGAGGCGACAGAAAATTGACTACGGCAGATGAATTGAGAAGTGAATATCCAAACCTTGTGGACAGCATCGAAAAAGAAGCATACAACAGAGGCATGGAAGCGGGAATATCACAGGAAAATGCACGTTTGGCCGACATCGAAAGAATACAGGCCACAGTATGCGATGACGCGCTGATCGCAGATGCAAAATTCGGAGAAAAGAAAATCAGCGCTCAGGAGCTTTTATTTAATGCAGCTGCAAAGGCAGCCTTGATGCTGAACACACACATACAGGCAAGAACCGATGAGCTTACAGCTTCAGGTGTAGGAGAAGTCGGCACTGCAATGGCACCCGATGAGATGAACATCAAGCCTGAGGCAGAGATCAATAAGGAAGCATCAGAGCTTGCCAATTATTTTACTAGTAGGAGGTAACAGACATTGGAAAGAGCAGACAGAATGGTTGGAAAATTTCATACAGATGATCTGATATACGATTCTGCATTCCCGATTATAACAGCAGGAGTTAGTCTAAACCCCGGACAGGGAATTCTTGAAAGAGGAACCTTGTTATCAGTAAACGACGAGGGCAAGGCAGTCATATTCTCACAGGGCAGCAAACCTTACGGAATCCTTACCGACCGCAAAGATACAGGGACAGATGGTGATGCTTTTGAAGCAGAAGCCGAAGCATATATAACAGGCAGGTTCAATTCAAACAAAATTTATGCGGCAGAAGGATATGAGCTTACCTTCGAAGACAAACAGAATTTAAGAAAATTGGGAATTTTGCTTCAAGCAAAAATGCCAATGTAAGGAGGACTGCAGATGTCAGATTACGAACTTCAGCTTGCGGTGATGTACCGTACAGCAACAATGATCAAGGCGTTGGAACTTCGAAAACCAAACGATACATTTTTAAGAGATACCTTCTTTCCCCATGATCCGGTCCGTGATCAGTCCAGAAGCGAGAGGGTAATAGTTGAGTACAAAGACGGCAAACGCTTGTTGGCCCCATGTGTCATGCCGAGATCCGGCGGCGTAGTCATAGAGCGTGAGGCAAGCTATGTGAGAGAATACACTCCTCCCCTTATCGCTCCAAAGAGGGTTATAAGTGCAGACGACATTGAGAAGGCAACTTTTAACGATCTCATGTACGGATTGATGGACCCTGATGCCAAAGAAAGAGCGATGCTTGCAGAAGACCTTGAGATGTTCTCCGAGATGTTTGATGCACGCGAAGAGCAGATGGCAGCACAGGTATTGATCAACAACAGCTGCGTTTTAACCAGGTATTCAGGTGAGTTTGTACCGGATAAGGCTGCTGACTGGGAGATCCGTTTTTATGACGAAGATGCAAACCCCGCAAGATATATGCCTGCTGTCCCATGGACACAAGCTGACGCCCAGCCAATGCAGGATTTAAAAGCCATGATGACAAGCCTTACAAAAAGAGGTTTGCCCGCCACTATGGCAGTAATGTCAAGCGACGTTGCAGAAATGCTCCTGAATAACCAGGACATAAGAACACTTCTTGACATCCAGAGAATATCCATCGGTTCTATATCACCTATGGAGCTTCCAAACGGGGCGGCACACTTTGGCACAATCAACATAAACGGCAGAGAATTAAAACTTGTAACATACGACGGAACTTACGATGACGTGACCGGAATAGACGAAAATGGCCGCTTGGCACTTGAAAACAAGCCATTTTTGCCGGCAGGCACCATAATAGTATCATCGCCAAACGTCGGACGCCGCATGTATGCCAGCATCACTCAGATGGACAAGGGCGGCAAGAGAACCGTATACACAAACGCAAGAGTCCCCAAGGTTACAGTAGACGAGAAAACAGAGGTAAGAGAACTTACCATTAAGTCAAGGCCTCTTTTGATGCCAAAATACAAGAGCCCGTGGATAACGGCAAGCGTTATATAGGGGTGATCATCATTGATAAAGATTATATCCGGCATATACGGTTATCGCAAAGGCAGCATTGTCACGCCTAAAACTTGTGCAGACGAACCTTTTTGTCTGACAGCAGAACAAGAAAAAGCCTTAGTGGATGCAAAAGCAGCTGTCTACGTCAAGACATACAGTGCGGATATGAAATTCGATGTTCTGAAAAACATAGCAAAATCCTACGGCGTTGATGCATCAAAAGCAAGGTCGAAGGCCGAAGTCATTTCAATGATAGATGATGCGCTCAAACGTATGAATACATCAGAACCCAAGCAGACAGGATCCGAATCAGAAGATACCTTGACGCCTGAAATCAAAGAGGATGCACCACCTCCGCTTGACGTCGAGGAACCGGTGTAAGAGATGGCTTTGACTTTAAAACAGCTCATTGCAAATGACATAGATTCGGTCTTTTTCAACGTCAATGAATTTGCAGAAATGCATACTGTCGACGGGCGCGAAGTCATGGCAATTATAGACGAGGCAGAACTCATTGCAAGACAGGCGAGCATGGAAGAGGGCATTGCTGATTCAAGCATGCTCATTATGCTCAAACGTAAAGATTTTACATACGACAAACTGCCTAAAGACAGGATCGAGTTTGACGGCCGCATGTGCATAGTGGATAAATGGTCAGAAGACACAGGCGTTATAACAGTTCTTTTGCATCAGGTCAGGTCCGCGGCGAAAGGGGCATTTGACATATGACACTGCATTGTCAGTTCGAAGCTTTAAGAAAGTGGGCATTTGATGAAATATGCAGCAGGATAAAATTCAAAAAAGCAGATGACGATGAAAACACCAACGGAGATGACGAAGATTACGTACATCCTGCGGTGTTTTCCTTTTTCGCCCCCAAAACAGAAGATGCAAAAAAACTGGGAATCGACTATTTTGCACCAAGCATGTGTGTCCAGCTGCTGTCAGGCGAAGACCATGTCAATACCAGGATGCGCGAATTAAAAGTCAGGCTGCTTTTATCAGTATGGAATCCGGGAATACACAAAGAGATAGACTTTGTTGCATACAAAGGCGCTGACGATGACTATGCTTTTGATTTCTATAGACCCGACAGCGATGCTGCA